AATTACTAGCCCTCCACTAGCTTCATACCACTGATAGCTTATCCTTTTTGTTACTGGACTAGAACTTGTAGCTAATACACAACCACTGATTATCAGTTTAGTAAATACGAATTCGTCTTCTTCACCAACAATGTTTATGGTGTATTCGGCTTCTACTCCAAAGCCCCAACTACGCATTTGATTACTTACTCGTCTAGCTAAGTCCCCTACTTCGATTGGTACAGTACTCTGTTCTAATACCCTTACCCTATTATCCAGTCTCATCAAAGAAAAAGGATTCATTCCAAGGGGTTTAGCAGGTAATATACCCTGATATGGGTTGATACAGAGTTGATATCCAATAGATTGCATTAATTCCTTCCAACCGGGCAAAAGAGTATTCCAGGAGGGTATCCAACCTATCATGTATACCCCTAATAATGTATCAGTATTAGAATTAATAGATACACTACTTTTTTCGGTTACCCAGTCCAATATTTGAGGGTAGTTCATATCGACTATCTTGTCGATATAATACTCTGGTTTTTCATGGGCATTTGTTAACCACGCTACTTTGAAATTAGAGGGGCTCGGGACTGGTTCATCCTTATTAGCACTATACCTATGAGTAGCTATTAAAGCAAATGTTACCATTTTAGATGGGTTAGACATATCTGGCCAACCTCCAGGAGGGTTTTGACCAGTGAGAGTCAGTATATCTGGTGCTATTGAAAGAAGCCCATCTGGAGTAATAAAGGCATTGAACACCTGACCAGCCGTATTATCTTTATTAGAAAGAAATACTCTTCTTGCACCCCTTTTCATATCCTCACGATCGGATGAGAATATACTACCTATAGTCAGGGTATTTTTAGTAGTATCAACCCAGTCGAATCCACATACGGGACCAGTTCCATTGGCTATGGCTATGGGTTCCATCACCTCTTTGGACTCTATAAGATCTCCGTATACCTGATAAAGTCTCGGTTGTACTACTCCATTAACAACCTGAGTTTCGTTATTCTGTGCCATAATTAAATTTTTAACTTATCGAGATTCTCGTCGATGAATATTAAGGCCTTGGTTAAAGACTCTACCAGTTCCCGGTTCACTGAGTCATCCTCGAGTAAAGCCACATCGTCTGGATTATCCTGAAATAACCACTCGAGGAGTACTCCCCAGTAGTTGTTGCCCATCAGTACAGTGAAATTGGCTTCCTTATCAGAGTCACCGTCTGATGGGTCTGTTCGGTGTTTATATCCGTCGGTAGTAGGGAAGTCCTTCTGAAGTTGTTCGAATATTACCGTGGCAAATAAATCTGAACGAGTTTGTCCCTTGGTGGTATATATTTCAAATCCTCTGGCAGTACACCATTCATTTCCCATGCCTGCGGCATTGTTATGAAGTGAGAGCAGAAATTTAGTTCCCCCTCGGGGAGTATCTAAATTATTTGCAATCTCTTTTCTTCTAGACAACCCGATTTCGGTGTCTTTGGTATTGGTGAATGCTACTTCAAAACCCTCATGTTTGAGACTTTCAGCTAACATTTTACCTACTTTCCTACTCCATAAATATTCTTTATGTCTACCATCTGGAGATTGTTTCCCTGCCACATCTGACCCATGAGCAAAATCGATTATGGGCAATAACCTTCGTGCCATAGCTATAGTTTTTTAAGATACATTAACTTTAATCCATTTAGATACATACCCACTGATTGGTCCATGTTAGAAATTGTGAATTGGCCCTTCGGTATATATATCTGTTCTATTACCATATCTTTAATTGCCTCGTTATCTTGAGGCTCAAAGATATTTGCCAGAGATTTTCCATTACAAGTGAAGTTTGATAGTAATCCACATAGTTCGGAATACTCATTATTCACCAAGCTCTCTACCTTCTTTACAACTGATTCTTTGTTGTCTATGTGATTCTCAAATCGTATGCGCAGTATAGCATATTTCAGGATATGACCTAAGCTATTAAATTCTCTGCGTATCAATATTTGAGCTTCAGTTATACCTATGGTAGAGTCAGCGGCTCCCTCGAAGAATTCTTTTACTTGTTGGGAAGATTCAGAGACTACTGATATCTTTTTATTTAAGTTCCATATGGTATATATAAACATTACTACCATTACAAGAACTAATACCATGAAGATACCGAATATCACTTTAAGTGCTCCATAATTAGAGGCAGCTTCCGCCAGTTCAATCGAGGATTTGGTTAGAGATTGAACTACATGGTCAAGTTTGGGGTCTTCTTGAGCAAAAGAAGATAGTAGAGCTATTAGAGGCATGTTAAGCATATACGATATAAATTACGGCAGTAGTTTGTTCAAATACTACAGAACTGTCTTTTGGTTCAAAATATTTTACGTTTACGGGTAAGTACTTATTGACAATGTTTACCAGAGTTTCTCTTACTTTATCACTATAGTCAGAGAGATGTTCTGATTGTATCAGTTCCTTTTCAGCCTCTATCTCTTCTTCGGTTGCATCGGGATTCATCAGCTTCCACTCTTCCAATAGTTGTTCTTGAATCTCATGGTCTTTCATTACCATAAAGTCCCACTGACCCTTTGGTATACCAATAGTGAGAATCATTGGGACACATTCCCAACAATCTGTCTCGGTATCATAAGTAGCTGAAGGAGTATCGAAGTGAGAGATAGTATCATAGTTTACAGAACCATCACCTATAGCTTGAGCTATTGAGGCTTTGGTACTTTCATCTACTTCAGTTAGAGTAAATGTCACTCCGTAAAAACGGCCTAATATTTCATAAAACCGTCGAGTACCTCTTATCTTGTACAAAGATATGGCGTATCTTAGAACTAACCGGTAATCAGCAGTGGGAAAACCCCTGTCCTCTTTTACCCAATTCTCTAGATTCTCCTCTGTATAAGGTTCTCCCTTAGTTAATACGCCATAAGCATAAGGAATGAACCCAAAGTATTCCCATAGATAGTTCAGGAATATAGGATTAGCTTTATCCACATCCAAACATTCCATGAAATTATCTATATCGGGCATTACCTCAGTATCGAAATAGCCAGAACATACATCTATGAACCTTTCGAATATACCCTTACCTTCTGAATCCTGATAGGTATCGTTGGCTTTGTAGTAATGGTCGAAAAGATTACTGAAGATGTAATCTCTGAAGAAGGTCTTCGCAGGATTAAACCACTTCATTGATTTTAAGTGTTATATTATCCGAACTGATAGTAGGGATATTGTAGTTGTGAGGAATGAGATCTACCAGTTTACCATCGCTTCCCATCGGTTGAGTGGTTAATTGATATACTGTTCCGTTTTCATAGTTTGCATTTTCGACTGGTAAGTTAATAGTAAGGCTAAACTTAGACTTGGTCAGAGTTACCTCAAGAGGTTTACCATACTTACCAGAATATAAGGCACTACCAGATAACTCCTTATTAGCATATACCTTATAGAAAGCATTGCCATCTTCTATCACAGTCTGTATATAACAATTCTCGAAATCGGATTCTGGGTTAGAAGTGATAAAAGATATCATCTTGAAGTAGGTAATATTCAGTGCTGGTACTGATACTATCTCTTCGGTATTCTGGGAATTGATGTTTATTGCTATTGGATAAGGCAGTAAATATAACTCCGTTATAGTAAGAAAGTCAACCATTGGCTGATTATCCATGAGAGCATACAAGTCTGACTGTCTTACTGGCTTATTTATGTCTGAGTTCTGATAGTTATAAGCATCCAACAATGCCTTCTTTACCTGATTGCTTATATCTATGGATTTGAAAGACTTCCTACCGGTAATTTCGGCCGATAAATAAATCTTAGCAGCATGTGTAGAGTATACACTTACTCGAGTAGTTAACACCTTAGAGGATTCCATCCTTTGCTTTACATTGTTGATAAGCTCAGTGCTTGCCTCTGAACCACCGTCTGGAGTAATATATACCTCAACATACTTTCCGCAGATGTAGTTACAGTAAGCTTTATCTACCCCGTCTATCAACATAGCTATGGCTTCATAATCTTCTTTAGTGATAGCTACTCCGAGAGTTCTGATACTCAACGGTATGTGTTCTTTAAGTGTATCGAAGTCTTCATAGTCTGAGCCTCCAGTAGCAGCTATGGTATTAGTAAGAGTAAGACCAGAAGTCACATCCGTCATTACCTCAGGAACTTTGTCAAACTGGTTTGCAGGTATGTTACCATTTGTACCATAAGTCAGATAGTACTGACCCTTAATGAGTGAGCCTATGGTTGGTTTCCTACCAAATTGACCATCTCCAAATACCAAGTAGGGAGTAAGAGTAGTATCAAGTTCTACCTTGTATACTTTATCACCAGGACCAGAGTAGGCAAAGGTATCCACTAAAGTCCAAGCTTCTCCATCAATGGTAAGCACCATAGAACCCTCTACATACTTCTTATCAGTAGGTAAGTCTCCCAAGGTTATGATGATATCATGAGAAGTATAAGTACCAAGTTCTACTTCTTCTACTACCTCCTTCTGAGCTACTGGTACTTTATATGTGTAAGTACCCTTTTCAATAGTTACATTGCGAGTGGTTATCCACTGTTTCCCATCCTTTGAATTGAATACGGTATTCTGGGGTACTTGTATATCTACTGGGAAAGGACTCCCATCTTGCATGTATACTGTCAAGTCTACTGAAGATGGGATAGCTGACTTTATATGGTAATCCACTAACTTAGCATGTTTGTATAAGGATGAATACCTTCTACAAGTAGGAAGGAAAGCTTCCCTTGCCATACCATCAATGTAGTAGTGTATCACCTCGGCTATACCAGCAAATATAGAGAGTGTAAGGATGAATATATTACCCTCACTCATATCCGTTATCTCTGGAACCCTTTCACTCAGGGATTGAATAAGTTTGGCTTTTATGTCATTATATGACCTTTGAAAAGGTGTAAGCCATGGATTGCTAGTAGACATCTGTGGTTGAGTTGTTTAAGTTATACTGAAAGTTTAACTCTTCTATCCTTTGGGAATCTTGTACCTTAAAATATATTAGGAGTCTTATAGATTCTTTAGTCGGTTTCAGAGCAAGTACTTTTAATGCCGTTATCCGAGGTTCCCAGGCTGCTATACCATCCTTCACGAAATTTCTAATCATGAGGTTGAGAGCACTTGTGTTGGGTTCTTCCAAACATTCCCAGGTTCGAGAACCAAAGTCTTCTTGTCTAAATCTTTGGCCTATTTGATAGGTTAAAATAGCTGTGAGATTCTGCTTTATTAAAGCAACATCTCCTCGGAGTATATACCACCCTATTTTTGGTACTACTCTTCCATCTGGCAGCTGTACTGATTCGGGTTTACCATCTTTTCCAACGGATTGTTCAAGCTTTATCGGAAAATAGGCACCACTACCAATAGTGTTGAGTTGATTATAGTTTGCCATCAGTTAGGTTGTTTAATTGTTTCACTTTCGATATCCTCCACCTTAGTCTCTTCTAATTTAGAACCAGCCCAAGATGAAGCAGCAGTTTTCAAAGCACTACCCCCATCCTGAGGTTTAGGAACCCAGCTAGTAAATGCTTGTTTGATTTTATTTAAGTCTTGCTCGATTTTATTTAACCTTTCCACTACTGAATTTGATTCGGGAATACCAACTTCTCCCCCCTGCATTATAATGTTATTAGCATCGACGTTTATGTTACCGTCTAGAGTCTTAACAATTATATCTTGTTGGATTATTGCAGTTAATACTCCCGATTCACTTTCATCCAGTATAATCTTATTGCCTTTGGGTGTAATAAACCCAAGTACATAAGGTTTGTCCAGGTCAGGAGGCATCTCTCCGATTGCCCACCCATGATAAGACCAGAGTGGATGTCTTGGGTCCCCATTTTCAAATTCTATATATACTATAGAACCTTCACGAGGAGACAACCATTTGAACCCAGAACCTGGACCTCCTTGTTGATGTTTAGGATAAGCCCATACTTCTACACCTCTTAAAATATTTGGAAGATGTACACATACCTTATTTTGAGAGTCTGGGTCATTAGAAGTTATTACTATACCTCGGTAGGTAGAATAGAACCTTCCAATAGCCTCTATACCTCTCTGTTGAATTAGTTCGTATATGTTCATTGTTCTTTTGGACTTATATTCCTACCTACTTGAAAGTCAGTCCTTGAATCCACCTCAATGGTATAATCAGCGGGGTTATCTGGATTCTGACGTACTAATATTTGTCTACCAGCTCTTTGAGGATTCTCTTTATCTTCTTCCTTCCAGGTTGAAGCCCTGTACCTTTCTACCTCAGATTTTATTCTGCTGGGTATTTTCCAAGCACCCGTAGTATATGACTCTTCGGCTACATCGTGAGCTTTCTGAAATACTTCTTGGAAATTTACCGAAGTAGAGACCTTATTTAAGATGGAGTTACGAGATTTCTTTTCAAAAGTAACCTCAGTAAAATACCCACCCGTGTCAAAGCTATGCTCTACCTCTTTAGCATACCAATCATCAGAATACCTTTGGCCTACATTCTTTATCTCTATAATCTGAGAAGACTTCATATTTGGATTACCCACAAACTTAGCTTTAGCCTTAATTTGACTATTTACTGACTCTATAATGTCATTGGACATAAAGCTACCCATGGTTAAAAATAGGGGATCAGATACTACTCGTACACCGGGCACTTGTATCTCTATCTCCATTTCAGCCAATACCTTAGAACGATCTGAACCAGGATGATCGTATGGATAATCTCCGTAGGGTCTTTCTTCTGATGCTCTTTGAATAATTAAGCTCACATCACTTCTCTTCTTAAGAGCATTGTAACCTTGTCTCCATCTATTCTGCCAGTAAGCTGTACTACTGTTAGGAGCATAATCTATGGGATTAAGCTTTACCAGTACTTTTCTCCGAATGACAAAGTTAGATACCTCATCTGGAGGCTGAGGAAGTTCTACATTGGTTTTACCTGAACGTATAGCATCTTCAAACTTTTTTAATTCATCCTGATACTTTTTCCACTCGGCTTCTATCTGAGAGTTGTATGATTTAACTTCGGCTTCAGTTAGCGAAGGATTAGAAGATATCTTCTGTTTAGCATCAGTTATAGAATTATATACTGGGGGTTTTTTAGAAGAATTGTTTACTTTACGACAAGTAGAAGTACTCGGTACTATAGCTCTTTCAAACTTTGCCATTCTAGTAACATCCCTCTGCTGCCTTGGCACTCCAGGTTTATTCTCTTTTACATAAGCATCTGGCTTACATGGGTCATCGTTAGTAGGTATACATTGAACTACTTCTGTTTCTACAGTTTTGGTATCTGGGTCTATACTTGAAGCTTTACCAGCTTCTATACTCTGTACGTATTTAGTTTGAATCCTAAACTCGAGTAATTCTCCGGTTCCACCGGCATAAGTGTATGCAAATACGGTTTTACCTGACTGCTTTCCATTATGTATCTCTATCTTGTTATCACGAGTGTCTACAAAATTCGGGCCTCCTGACATAGCCTTAGCTATACCAACTAACTGAGAATACTTGTTTAAGAAAGTTGCTGAACCAACTATGGCAGTGCCTTCTGCAAAAGTTGCCGGTATCGTCTTTAACGAGTATCTATCTGGGTCCTGAGATGGCTTGGAAAAATTATCTGGGGTTAGTTCAAGCAATTTTACTCCTACTAACCCATCGTCTATCTCCTCGGAATTTTGTATCCTTGTATAGCAAGGTAAGCATGGCTTACTTTTCTCGTTGCTCTGTTTTGCCATCACATGGTTGATTATCTGTTATTACTAAAGCTGTACCAGCTTTTTGAGAGTAATCTGTTATAATTAAAGGCATTTTACCTAAGGCTAGTTCCTTGAATACCTCTATATATTCAGTCTTATTACCCACAAACTTTGAAGGTTCAGCTTCCAAAAACATTTTTGCATCGGCAAATTCTACAGTAAACTTTACCCCCTCTGGGGTGAACTCAATTTGATGGCTCTTTATGTTTACCAATCTTACAGGACCAGATTTGAAAGAGCTATCACTGAATATCCATCCCCACTGTATTTTCAAAGGCATCTTGAACTGTAAGGATGGATGGTCTACTATTCCTACAAAGTCAGTTACTATAGTAAACTTACCTTTGTCTCCTTTACCTTCTGTGTACTTGTAATTGAAGTTCTCGACTTCCATACCAATGGGAATACCGTTGAACTCGTCCATAATAGGAGAGCCAGCACCATCGAATATGGCAAGGTATGGAGTACCATTACCGTTTACAAGAATGGGTTTGCTATCCTTCATAATTCGGTATGATTAACTCCATATCCTCATGGACATCCTCGAAAGGATTGAGAATATCATTGGCATCCGCAATTACTCCCCACATTCCAGAATCTCCATAGTATTTGAAGGCGATGTTTTGGATTGTTTCTCCTTCAAGTACCGAATGAATTATATGATCTGAAGATATTGCAGATATATTTCTTTCCAAAGATACATCCCCGTCTGGGAACTTTATTACATAACTGTCCTCATAAGGACTTGTTCCTGGGATAGTAACCATAGTTATTTAATTTTGTGTACCTACTCTCCCCGTATCGGAGTTTTCTAGAGAATTTACTTCCCCACCATCAAATATTACTCCAGGCGTATACTGCAACTTACTAGTGGGGATTATTTCTTCCCAAGTTCGGTTGTTTTTGGTTACCCTTTTGAAGGTGAGGGTTTGAGTTGCACAGTTAGGAAATAGCTTAAGGTCGAAAGGTTGACTTACGGTATTTACTATCCTTTGACCAGTATCGGGGTCATGGTCATATCTTTTCCTCATACGAGCTGCATTCTGGAAATGAGTTAATTCGTATGGAGCTGAAGCCAGTATGAAAAGGTCGTCTTCAAATAACCCAGAATTACCCCACTGTATTCTTAAAGTAGGAGGTGATGCAGAATAACCATCAGCTCTTGCCCAAGATTCGAGCAATCGACATTTATTCACCACATCATCTCTATGTTCTGCATCTACTGAATACCAGGATATATCGAAGGCTATAGTATCTTCCCCTCCCGTATAGAAATAGAAAGGATTGTTACGTCCCATGGATTTAACTGCAGCCCATGTAGCAGCTGGTTCTACCCGTAACCTGTCTGGCCTGTTTTGAATCACTAAGCTTACAGCTGGTGATACATTTAGGTTAGCAATAACGATGTCGTTCTTTATCAGTTCAGAAGTCAACTTGTTTGCTACGGTATAATCTATGGACTTAGCCTTCAGAATCTGTTCAGGAGAAACCCCAGTGGTTTCAGCAGCTATACGATTCTGAGTCCAAGGGTCCTGAGCCTGAGCTAAAGAGAACGAACCCTTTCGGGCTACATGCAGATTCTTTGCGTCATGGGCTTTACCCGTCTTATTGGGTTCTGCCTTAGCCATTGGAGAAGTAGCCCTGTTTATGAGTATCAGGGCTCTCCATACTTTATTGAGAGGAGATTGGAATATCCTCCCTTGCTCAAGGTCAGCTACTTCTTGAGCTACTTTTCCTAAAGGTTTTCCTATGAGCGATGCCATGATTTATTAGTTTACTCCAGCAGCTACATTTATCTCTGAATCTCTTTCACCAAGGTACTCTTCCAGGAACTTCTTACCATCCATATTGATAGTTAAGTGAGTACCTATATTTTCCCGATTGTTGAGCTTATCAGTATAAACTCCGAGCATCTGTACTAACCATCGTATTTCCTGAATGGTTAATGCTTGAAGATTATCCTTTTGTTTATAACCTTCTCTACTAGCTTTGATAGCAGATGCTAAGTCATTGGTAGCTCTAGTATTCTCGTCTTGTGATGATTGATTATTCTTGAGGGCACTGTATATCATGGGCCCAACTATGGATATGCCAGTAATGGCCAATCCAAGGGGACCTCCAAACATACCGAGCAATCGAGAACCAAATCCCAATATACCTCTGCCTACAGAAGCCAAGGCTCCTCTGGAGGCAGCCCCTGCAGCGGCTCCGGCAGCACTACCCATTAAACCCCTAGTCATTTGACCTGCATTAGTAGTGGTTACCATAGCAGCAGGTACTGGAGTCCATCCAGAAGCTCCCCTACCAGTTTGAGCATAGTATCTACCATTGGCTCCCATTTTTGCTGGAATATTACCATTATAGAAATAACCTGGTAATCCAGCCATACCCGCAACGGTAGCCGCACTTGCTCCGATACCAGCCTTCCTTTGAGCTATGATGGCTCTTTCCATGTTTAAGTAACCCTGAGCAGACATAGTGGCTTGAGACCAGCCGCCCATCATTAACCTTATCATGGTTTTGAAGGATACTTGAGAGTCACCATTCAGTAATAACCAACGTGCTCTCAGTCCCATCCAAATAGAACCTATCTTTAAACCAACTGCAGCTATAGCAGCAAATCCCGCTATCCATGGACCAAATGGAGTTGCCATTAGGTCACGAAGCTGAGATATGGCCCAACCGAGCATATCCAGAAATCCCATTATAATAGGATTCTTACCCAGGGCTTCACTGAAAGTAGTCATAAGGTTCTCGGCAGCAGATTGGATAATATCAATTTTACCTGCAAGGGTTTCCATTCGTTTCCCTACTACCTCTTCAGCAAATCCCGCAGAGTTGTTTTGTATCTTATTTAACAGGTCAAAGTAACCTTCAGTATCACGCATGATTGCAACTGCAGCACGCATACCACGTACACCGAAGATACTCTTGAATACAGCATTCTGGTCTATAGTAGACAATCCTTGAGTAGCTTCTTCTATTTTACCTAAGATTATGGCAAAATCTTGAAGGTCTCCATTGGCATCTACAAAATCCTGTTTACTCAGTCCTAATCTAGCTAAAGCCTTAGCTCCCTTGAAGTTAGGGTTGGTTAATGACTGAGTCAAGTAGTCTGCCATGTTTCTTATAGAAGTACCTGCCATAGAACCCTGAATACCTGCATTACCCAGAGTACCTATCATGGCAGCTACTTGTGGTAACTGCTGTCTCAGAGTTACCATGGATGCAGCTGAGTATTTTATAGATTCAGCTAAGTCTGCCATGGATACATTTGATGACATAGCCGCCTTAGTAAGCTGGTCTCCAACTACATTAGCTGCATTTTGACCCTCTAATTTGAAGGTCCTCATGATATTGGTCAGTAAGTCAGCTGTGCCTCCTTTACCTCCCAACTCCATGCCCGTGGCATTAGCCATCATGGCTGCACCAGATATCATTTGCTGAATCTGGTTTGCATCATTACCTGCCATTGCCAAGTATTTCATACCTGAAGCTATATCCCTTGACATGAACATGGTCCTTAAACCTAATGTCTGGGCAGTTTCGGATAACCCAGACATTTGATTTTCGGTAGCTCCAGATATAGCTCCCACTGAAGTCATCATGTCTATGAAATCAGCTCCGGTTTCTATAGTAGTGGTTAATGTTGATACTATCGAACTGGCCACACCACTGGCTATATTAGCGTACGACTGAACTGCGGTTAAGTTAGCCTGTACAGCATTCTTAGCATCCCTATGTAAACCTCGGATGACTGAGCTAGCTTCTCTTGCCTGGTTTGAAAACCTATCTTGAAGGACAAGGGCCACACCTATCTCTAGTTGTCCTGCAGAAGGACTACCACTTGTAAAAGCCATATAGTTTCAGATTTATCGAACAAAAGAGAGCTGCCCTACTTTCCTTTGGGCAGCTCTTTCTCAAGGGCATTGTAATATGCTTCGGCGGCTTCTATAAATTTCTTCCTTCGCCGCCAGGGGAGCTTTGCTAGAGTGTTAAAGTCAATACTAATATTAGCTTTAACAATGTATAGATATACATCTTCTAGTTCTCCCGTGGGTAGAAAAAATTATCTACCGCCATCACTGGTACCATAATCTTCTGTCCCGTTTCGGGGTCTTCGATTTGAGTAGTACCGTGGAATAGGGGGTCAAACCCTTTGATAGCAGACCTTATGTCCATCATATCTTTTGGGCTGAACATCCGGAAGTTCTTCACGGGTTCATAGTTGTCACCAACCCTCAGTTTGAGATTACGAGCGACTAACTCCTGATTTTTGGTACGTTCACTTGCGGGGAGATTTAAGACGTAGGCTTCCCCGCGGGCATTGAGGAGGTCGAAGCACATCTCTTTCCCACTTTTAGTAGTGAACTGTATTTCCGAGGTTTGTTTAGGTACTGGGTAGAATGGGATAGCGTTAGGTTTTGCTTCCATCTCTTCCATAGTTGGAACTACACCGTAGTCGAAAAGGAACTCTTCCTGAAGGTTTATTTCATAGTCTACTTCACGAACTTGACCATCGGCTGGACCATCCCAAGCATACCTGAAGTCAAGTATTTCCCCAAGAGAAAACACCCTGGAATTTACCATGATTGCATACCTGTCGAGTGAGGGCATTTTCTGCACATCTTCGGGGGTAAGCAATCGAGTTGCTGTTATATCAGTATCAGTTACAATGCCTGCAATGAACTTTGATATGTTCATGAAGGTTTTGGCATCTACCGGATTAGAAAGGATATCATCATCCTCTCCATTCTGTTCCCTGATAGTTACTTCGTAACCGCTTGGGAGTTTGAAGGTAAGTTTTTTACCATAAAGTGTTTTGTCTTCCATGTTGTTGAGTTGTTAAGTGTATTCTTCTGAATATAGTCTTGGATACGAAAAAGGGAGAGTTCATTGCTGAGCTCTCCCTTGGTGATTCACTATTACAGCTTCTCGCAGGTGTCTACTGAGAACTCCAAATCCTCCAGAGTGTTGTCCGAACTCATTCGGTCTAAGTCCTGTCCGTTTACCTTGCAAGGCCATACTCCGGTACAAGTCCAGGAATTAAGGATAGATACTCCATCCTCGGCCAGCTCATTGATGAGTACGGTTTCCTTATACTGACTCGGTGTTAAACCTCCCCCGAGCAGCATATCCTGTACTGACATCAGCCAGTCCCATAACCAAGTATCTGAACCAGAGGTTGTTTCCAACTTGGATGCAGTTAAGTTACTAACCGATACTCGGCCGCCGGTCTTTACGTCGTAGTTTACATCCCCGTGTGCAACCTGTTCGATACTTATCTCAGGTACAGTTACCTTCTGAAAGAGGAAGGGGTTGATGGGGTGCTTGACAAATATTATTTGCCATAAGAACTTCTTCCTCGGGTTTTTTACTTTAGCTCCTGCCATAGTATTTATCGTATTTATTTGTTAGTTATTCTGGGCAGAGATGGATACTTCACCGGTGCTCTTGTTTACAGCAATGTCGATGATAACATCCATTTCGATATCCTGCATTGGAACAACCTCCTTATACTTCAGCTGAGCCCGATATTTACCCTGGCGAACGTCGGCCTCATTGTTTATCTGAAGCTCTTCGTAACTCTGGGCATCCTGGTCACCTATCCACTCATAGGAAGTGATGGCATTGCGGGTCTGCAGGTCATCCAGAATTTCTTTTGCTTCGTGATAAATGAGTTTCCATGTTTCGAAGGTATTGGGCTCTTCGATGTAGCTCTCCAGAATTGGCCGGAGGTTTTTCTTCAGATAGAGATTGAGACGAACTATGGAGATGAACTTCTCCGAGTCGTCTATGGGATTCGAAGTGAAACCATGCCAGAGCATAGTACGCTGGCCCTGAGTACGGGTGTTCTTGATTACGAATAGGTTCATGTACCACTGAGCGAACTCGTTAAGAGTATCTACCTCAGCAGGTCCTCCCAGATTCTTCATCACCGGACCGAGTGCCGATACGATTACACCCCGGTTCATACCGGAGAACGAATACCAGGGACCGTGGGTAGAAGCGCAGATGGCATCGAGTCCCACTACCGAACCCAGCACATCGCATTTCTGGAGAGAGCCATTCTCGTTGTAATACTTGATACCACCTCCGAAGTATGCCACTTCTTTCT